GCACTTGATAGTGCTTTAGAGATTGCTGTAGATCAAGGTCAGGCAAGAGCATTTGAAGTTGTAGGACAACTTATTAAATCTGTTGCAGATACCACAGATAAGTTAATGGATCTCCAGAAAAAGATTAAAGAAGTAGAAGAAGACAATACTAAAGGGCCAACTAATGTTACTAATGCGATGTTTTTTGGATCAACAGCAGAACTATCTAAGTTGCTAAAGAAAAATAGAACTGAGAAAGAAGATAAATAGAAAAAAACTGCGTTTAAAATGACGAGTTTTGCAATTGATAAAAAATCTCATAAAGATGCTAAAAAGCAGTCTAAGATTAGGAATATGACTAAATCGTCAAATCCTAACGAAGTTGCTGTAGCAAAAAAGAAATTGAAGTCTAAAATAGAACTTCCTCCCAATCCACAGATTGAAGGACTTAATATTGTAGATCTTATTGTTACTGAGATTCAAAACGATGTCTTTGAAGACCACATGCATAAATCCTGTAAAAAGGGTCAGTATTATTGTTATACTGATAAAAAGTGCAAGAAGATTCCTGACGGGAAACGTCTTAGTGGAAAAGGTCGTCTAGTAGGAATTGATGACAATGATGATGATGACAACAATGAGAATGGTGGAGATCAAGCAATTGATCCAGGTGGATTTGGTGAGAACGTAGTTCTCCGTACATGCACTGGTGAGAAATTTGCTGAGATTATTGACCTTATTAGACCAGAAGATGTCATGCCTAAGATGCATGCTTCTGATCAATGGGTTAACGAAACCCTTGATGATAAGAGACTGGCGAATGTTCAGAAGCAAAAGTCTAATTCTGCTGCTACTGTTCAATCTGCTCAGAAGGCGCAGTCTTCTGTTAAACAAGAATTTGCAAAACGTGCTGCTTCAATAGCAAAGTCAAAAGCAAAAGCAAAAGAAAGACAAGATATCTCTAAAGAGATAGATCGCAAACTAGGACTGGAGGAACTCCAAATGACAATTGATGAAGCAGTAAGGCTACCATCAGAATTCGGTAACATCGTTATGGTTGGTGTGAACTGGAGAGGTAAGATGTATAACCTCAAAATGTTCTTCCCTCAAGCAAAGATGCCAACTAGGACTGATGTTCAGGATGAAATTGTCAAAGTATATCCTGGCGGAAAGGTAATTTGGTTTGATAGATACGATCTTGCAAGTCAAGAAGCACAGTGGGATAATGATAAGAACCCAATCATTAAGGTAACTAAAGAAAGCAAAGATTGTGGTTGTAGTACTCACGAATCTCATTCAGAATGTGGAGATGATTGTAAATGTGCTTCAGTAGAAGAAGCATGTAAACCAAAGTATGACAATACAAAATCTCCTGATTATGAGAAGAAGAAAAAAGCTCTTGCTAAAAAGCATGGTGGAGAGGAGAACATAAAAGGTCATCCTCAGTATGAGAATCGCTTTGCATCACATACTGCTGGTATGTCTGATGCTCAAAAGGATGCTGCAAGTACTCAAATAAGTAAAGGTTTTGCTTACAAGCATGGTAGAAGATTAGATAAGGCTAATTTTGGAGATAGAAAGAAAGCAGGTAAAAGAGGAAACCCACCATCATACCGTAAGTCTGCTGATAGTCCAGAAATGGAATTAAGATATCCATATGGTAAGTCCAATATCAGACAGGGTAAAGGATCTATTAAAGATTTGAAGAAGGTGAAGAAGGAAGAACTTCTTAAGTCTTTAAGAGGATTCATGGATGAAGGTAAAATTGCTGATGCTATGAGAGCAAATCTCGAAAAGTTAAGAGCAAGTGATGAGAAGTCTCAAAAGAATCTTGAAAAATTCCTTAAAGGAACAAAGCAAGTTCGTGATGATGAAAAGAAAGCACAAGACAGTGCTTAATAAATAGAACTACGGGACATTAAAAAATCATGACAAGACTTATCGTAAAAGGACAACATATAGTTGTGCCAAATACTGTTGGTGCTGCTACTAGTTTTGATAATGCAACTTGTGTTCGTTTAGTGAACATTGACAGCAGCGATGGCAGAACTGTTACTATTGCATCTGATAATACTGGTAACACTACTATAGGATCTTTTGCATTATTAGCACAACAAACAGAAATCGTAGAAAAGAAACCAACAGATGTTATTTACGTTGGTGCTGGATCTGATGTAAAGGGAACACCAATAGGATATACAAACTAATTGAATGGCAAAAGTTGATCATTATCTTGGTAATCCCTTATTAAAAAAGGCAAATACTACTCAGGAGTTTACTCAGGAGCAGGTTCTTGAATTTTCTAAATGTATAGATGATCCAATATATTTTGCAAAGACGTATATAAACATAGTTACTCTGGACTATGGTTTACAACAATTTAAACCATATAGTTTCCAAGAGAAGATGTTGGATAGATTCCATCATCATAGATTTAATATTTGTAAGTTACCTAGACAGTCAGGTAAGTCTACAATCGTAGTATCATATCTTCTTCATTATGCAATATTCAATGATAATATTAATATAGCAATTCTTGCTAACAAAGCATCAACTGCAAAAGATTTATTAGATAGACTTCAAACTGCATATGAGAACTTACCAAGGTGGTTGCAGCAGGGAGTTTTAACATGGAACAAAGCATCTCTTGAATTAGAGAATGGTTCTAAAATTATTGCTGCGTCTACATCTGCATCTGCAGTCCGTGGTGGATCTTATAACATCATATTCTTAGACGAATTTGCGTTCGTTGCAAACCATTTAGCGGATCAGTTCTTTAGTTCTGTTTATCCTACTATATCATCTGGTCAAAAAACTAAAGTTATAATTGTTTCTACCCCTCACGGGATGAATCACTTTTATAAACTTTGGCATGATGCTGAACGTAAGAAGAATGAATATATCCCTACAGAGGTTAATTGGTGGGATGTACCAGGAAGAGATGAGGTTTGGAAGGAACAAACTATTGCAAACACTTCAGAACAACAGTTCCGTGTTGAGTTTGAATGTGAATTTTTAGGATCTGTTGATACTTTGATTAGTCCTAATAAATTAAGGAATTTAGTTTATGAAGCACCTAAAATAAGCAGTAAGGGATTAGATGTATTTGAAGAAGTAATACCAGATCACAATTACGTAGTTACAGTTGACGTTGCTCGTGGTGTTGGAAATGATTACTCAGCATTTACTGTTATTGATATAACAACCTTCCCTCATCAATTAGTAGCAAAGTATAGGAATAATGAGATTAAACCTATGCTATTTCCCTCAATAGTTTATGATCTTGCCAGAAATTATAATATGGCATATATCTTATGTGAAGTTAATGACGTGGGAGATCAGGTAGCATCTATTCTTAATTATGACTTAGAATATGAAAATGTTCTTATGTGTTCTATGAGAGGTAGAGCAGGTCAAGTTGTAGGTCAAGGGTTCTCTGGTAAGAAGACTCAACTTGGAGTTAAGATGTCTAAGACTGTTAAAAAGGTTGGGTGTTTAAACTTAAAGACTTTAATTGAATCTGATAAGATTACTTTTAAGGATTATGATATTATCAGTGAATTAACTACATTTATTGAGAAAAGGAATTCATTTGAGGCAGAGGATGGATGTAATGATGACCTTGCAATGTGTCTTGTCATATATGCATGGTTAGTAGAACAAGACTATTTTAAGGAGATTACTGATCAGGATGTACGTAAGAGATTATATGAAGAGCAAAAAAATCAAATAGAACAAGATATGGCTCCATTTGGTTTTATTGAGAATGGATTGGATGAGAATAGTTTTGTAGACTCCACTGGAGATAGATGGTATACAGATGAGTATGGGGATATGTCTTACATGTGGGATTATAGGTAGTAACCCCTTCAAATTAAATATTTTAATAAATATCTCTAGAACAAAACTGAGAATTTTTGGAGACATAGAACATGGCCACTCCTCAATTATCTCCTGGTGTACTGACTAGAGAAGTTGACTTAACGGTAGGTAGAGCGGAAAACGTTCTTGACAACATTGGAGGTATTGCTGGACCTTTTGAAATTGGTCCCGTATTAGAACCTATCAATATTGCCACAGAGCAAGATCTGATTACCACATTCGGTAAGCCTTATGATGACGATGCCCAGTATGAATACTGGATGTCTGCATCGCAATACCTCTCCTATGGTGGTGTGCTTAAGGTAATACGAACCGATGATGACAACTTAGCTAACTCAAACGTTGGTGTAGGTACGTCTTCAATAGCAAATACAAAGATTAAGAACTTTGACGACTATAACACTAATTACATAGATGCAGCGTCAAACTTCCTATATGCAGCGAAGAACCCAGGACGATGGGGAAATTCTCTAAAGGTTTGTTATATTGATGACTTAGGAGACCAAATCATTGGTATTGCAACAACTTCAGTAACCGATATGGGTGCTCAAGTTGGATACGGTATAACGGTTGACATTAGTGGTCAAATAATTCCTGGTGCAGGAAGCACTTCTGTCTTTACTGGATATCTTAAAGGTGTTATTACTCAGGTAAATAACGCTCCAGAAACTTCTAATAGTACATTAACGGTCAAAATAGGATCCAGAGTCTCTACGGGTGGCACGGAACCTGGCAAAGAAACATATGTAAACTATGCAGAAAATAGTGCATATGCTTCGTTCTTAAAAGACCAAAGATTAACAATTCTCGACTCTGACGGCGATGTAATGTCACCAGAAGACTCGATACAAAGTATAGGAATATCCACTTCATCTCAGATTAATGGTCAGCAAGACCAATCTTATGTTGGAGTTGGTGGTACTACTAACGGTGGTGGTTCTGCTGCTACATTCACTATTACTAGAAATAGTACAACTGGTGGTGTTGCTTCTGCAACCATTGTAAATGCTGGTGTTGGATACACTGTAACAGATACAGTCTCCATTGCTGGTACTTCTGTTGGTGGTTTTGACCTAAACCAAGGTAAGATCAGCACAGTTGGACTTACATCTTCAACTAGCGTTCCATCTGCTTCTAGTGGTACTTACACTAACCTAACAGGTACAAGTGCTGAAGGTACTGGAGCAATATTCACTGTCTTCAGAGACGCAAGTGGTGGTATTGGAACTGTCTCACTAACAAGTCCTGGTGAAGCATACGGTGTTGGTACAACAATTACCATTAACGGTGCAGGAATTGGTGGTACATCAATCACTGATGATATCAAACTAAACACAGCATCTCTTAGAGATGACCAAGTTGTTATCTCAGTTGAAGGAACAGAATCTAGAGCATTAGTTGGTGGTGTTGACGATTGGTACAACGCACAAACCCTTGGATTAGATAACTCTAAAGTATATTGGCGTAGCATTGCTCCTAAACCAGGAACATCAAACTACGTTGCAGAACGTGGTGGTAGAAATGATGAATTGCACGTTATCGTTGTTGATGATGCTGGTACATTAACTGGTATTCGAGGCAACATTCTAGAGAAGCATCTTAACCTATCTAAGGCAACTGATGCTGTATCTGAAGCAAATGCTCCACAGAAGACATGGTACAAGTCTTATCTTGCCAACTTCTCGAATTACATCTATGCAGGTGCTAACCAAGGACAAGGTAACGATACATTCCACAATACGTATCCTACAGGAACTTACTTCAACGTTACATCTGGTACAAGTCTATACAGTGATGGTGATACACCAACTGTATGGTATGCACTAACTCAAAACAGTACTCGTTGGAATCAAGTTGCTAAGAACAACACCTTCAGTTCTGTTGGTGGAGTTACATACTCACTAACAAACGGTGAAAATTACACTTCTTCTGGTGGACTTAAAGCAGAATTAGGAAATCTAATTGGTGCTTATAACCTCTTTGATAATAAAGATGAGGTTCAGGTTGATTACCTATTGATGGGACCATCCTGCAATTCTCTCAATGATACTCAGGCAAAAGCAAACAAACTAATTGGTATTGCTGAGTCTAGAAAAGATTGTGTGACTGTTATTTCACCACACAAAGGAACAGTAGTTAATATTACTGACCCAATCGTTCAAACTAGTAACATAGTTGAGTTCTTCGGAC